ACTGGACTAAACAAAAGTGGCGAACCAAATCAGGAAAGCCATCGACTCAGGGGTCAAAGGCAACGGGTGAGCGGTATCTGCCCGAAAAAGCTATTAAGTCTCTGAGTGCAAAAGAGTATGCGGCTACCAGCAAAAAGAAAAGAGAGGACACCAAAAAAGGAAAGCAGTTCTCTAAGCAACCAAAGAAGGTGGCTAAAAAAACAGCGAGGCACAGATAATGACCAATAGAAAACCTGCAAAAGGAAAGGCAAAGGTTAAGGTAACCGCGTCTGGTAAAAAGGTTAGCTATGGTCAAGCTGGCAAAGCAAAAGGTGGCGGCCCCAGAGTAAAGCCGGGGACCAGTAAGGGCGATAGCTATTGCGCCAGATCACTAGGAATTAAAAAGCGTTTGCCAAAAGAAAAGCAGAACGATCCCAACACTCCTAACAATTTATCGCGTAAACGTTGGAAGTGTGTAGGCGCTAAGTCGAGGCGTAAATAGTTATGCCAATTAGCAGAGCGCAAACAGGTGAGCAAATTAAAAACGCACCTAAGACCAAGCGTGGCAAGCAGGCCAAGGTAAAAAAGGTGATGAAGGAATTTAAACAGGGCAAGCTTAAGTCTGGCGGTTCTAAGCAGAAAGTAAAGAGCCCTAAGCAAGCTATCGCAATTGCTTTGTCAGAAGCTGGCATGAGCAAAAAGAAAAAGGCTAGGAGACCCTAATGGCAACGAGTGGCACATTTGCATTCAATCTCGACCTTAGTGACTCCATTGAGGAGGCATTCGAGCGTGCCGGTTTGGAGCTTCGTAGTGGGTATGACTATCGTACTGCCCGAAGAAGCATTGACCTGCTTATGCTTGAGTGGCAAAACCGTGGCCTTAACCTGTGGACGGTCAAGGAAGGAACGCAGGTGCTTACTCCCGGCACGTCGCGCTATGCGCTTGACGGCAAGATATTTGACATTATTGAGGGATATCTTCGTACAGACGCAGGTGAAACAACAAGTCAGTTTGATCAGTCAATGTCGCGCATATCGGTTAGTCAGTACGCTCATTTGTCAAACAAGCTAACCCAGTCTAAGCCGCTTGAGTTTTACGTGGAGCAAACACCTGATGGCATCGCAGTTAATCTCTGGCCTGTCCCGGATAGCCAAGAAACCTACACGTTTGGCTATTACTATATGGAAAGGATTGAAGACGCTGGTAAGCCAGCATCTAATAACATTGATCTACCTGCTCGTTTTCTACCTTGCTTTGTGGCTGGGCTCGCATACAAGTTAGCAATCAAATATCCAGCGGCATCAGAACGCGCGCCGCTACTCAAGGCGGACTACGATGAGCAGTGGAGCCTTGCGGCAGACTCTGCACGGGAGAAGGCGTCCTTGTATGTCGTGCCCGGAGGGTATCAGTTTTGAGTTACGCTAACGGCAAACACGCATTTGGATTCTGCGATCTAACTGGGTTTAGATACCCAAAGAAGGATTTAGTTCCTCAGATCGTTAATCAGCGTCCCACAGGATTGCTGGTGGGGAGAGATGTTGTTGACCCAGATCAGCCTCAGTTGCAACTTGGTCGTGTTCGTACAAACGACCCGCAAGCGTTACGTAATCCGCGTCCTGATCGAGCACAAGCAGAGAGTCGTCAGTTGTTTGCGTTTAACCCTGTGGGGGGTGGCGTTACAGAGCTAGGCAGTCGAACAGTTGGATTGGACATTGAGGCTCAGGTGGGCCGCGTAACGGTGGTGACCTAATGGCTTGGACATTAACAACGCTGAAGTCAGCAATACAGGATTATTTGCAAACGACCGAAACCACGTTCGTAAATAACCTTGATACAATTATTACGCAGGCAGAAGACCGCATCCTTAAGTCGGTGCAGTTGCCTGATTTTCGAGTCAACAAGACCGGAACATTGACGGCAAGCAATCAATATCTGTCTACGCCCTCCGATTTTCTAGCGCCATACTCACTGGCCGTGGATAATTCTGGGTATGAGTTTTTGCTATTTAAAGATGTAAACTTTATCAGAGAGGCATATCCAGACGCTACGACAACAGGCGTGCCTAAGTACTACGCGCTGTTTGATGATGCGTCGTTTATTCTTGGTCCAACGCCAAGCTCTGGTTTTACTGTAGAGCTACATTACTTTTACAAGCCTGAGTCAATCACTACTGCACCAAGCGGTACTAGCTGGCTGGGTGACAACGCAGAAAGTTCGTTGTTATATGGCTGTTTGCTTGAGTCGTATACCTTCCTTAAGGGCGACCCTGATCTTATGCAGTTGTATGCAACACGATACGAAGATGCGCTTGGTAAGTTGAAGGCGCTTGGAGAAGGTTATAGCACGACGGATAGTTATCGGTCGGGCGCAGTTAGATTGCCGAGGGGCTAATGTTTGAAATAAGTGTGGCACAGGCTGGCACTGTGAATGTGGTAACAACGGATAATGGCGGCCTCAGCGTAGATCATTGGGCAGACCGAGCAACAGATACAATTATCTCTGTGGGTGATAAGAACCATCCAGAGATCGTCCAGCAGGCAAAAGCTTACAAGGACAATATCCGCCATGTAATTAAGACTTACATGGAAGAGGCTATTAACAGCAACAGGACCAGTACCATTGTTGAGCTAGAGCGCAATGGATATGAAGATGTCGCGGCAATTTTGAGGAAAATGTAATGGCAATCACTCAGGCTATATGCACATCCTTTAAGCAAGAAATCTTGCAGGGGATACACAACCTAACCAACGGCTCTGGTGGTGGCACCACAACCACAACTGGAACCGGCAATACATTTAAGCTGGCGTTGTATACAAGCTCCGCGACATTGGACGCTTCTACTACGGCGTACTCGGCTACTAACGAGGTGAGTGGAACGGGTTATTCGGCAGGTGGCGGTACGTTAACTAATGTTACGCCATCCACGTCAGGCACTACCGCCTTGACCGACTTCGCAGACCTTACGTTTTCCAGTGCAACCATCACGGCACGAGGAGCGCTAATATATAACTCCTCTACTACAGCAGGCTCTGCTGACCGCGCTGTTCTTGTGCTGGACTTTGGAGGAGATAAGACTTCTACTGCGGGTGACTTTACTATTCAGTTCCCAACAGCAGACGCAAGCAACGCGATTATTCGTATTGCTTAAGGAGTAAAAAATGGCTGATGTCGTCGTCGCCTTTGAGGGTTGGAGTAGCTCCACCCAAGGGTGGGGCGAAGCAGGCTGGGGCCAAGGTGTTGCAGTACCGGGCGCAACCGCCTCCGTAGGCTCCGTAACCATTGTAGCTGAGGCTAATGTATTCCCTACGGGAGAATCGGCCACAGCAAATGTAGGCACTGTCTTTGTTTCGGCAGATGCTGATGTTTCTGTTACAGGCGAATCCGCAACTGCATCAGTTGGATCTGTAACTGTTATTGGAAAAGCCGTTGTATCACCAACGGGTGAAGCGGCAACGGCAAGTGCTGGCAGTGTCACCATCTCTGGTGATGCAAACGTTAGCGTTACAGGCGAGTCGGCAACGGTATCTGTTGGCGATGTCACAGTCACTGCTGACGCTGTAGTTAGTCCTACAGGCGAAGCGGCTACCGCATCGGCGGGTAGCGTTACCGTTACAGGCACTGCAAATGTATCTGTAACTGGCAACAGCGCCACGGCCAGTGATGGCACCGTTACAGTTCAGGCCAACTCAGATGTCCCTGTTACTGGTGAATCTTTAACATCAAGCGCAGGTAGCGTAACGGTTACCGGAACTGGCGTTGTCAACCCGACAGGTGAAGCGGCAACAGCTCAGGTTGGGACGGTTTTTGTTGCGCTTGGCCAAACCATTGCTGTTACAGGCAATGAATCTATCGCATCAGTTGGATCTGTAACTGTTGATGCTGGTTCTGTTGTTCCTGTACAGGGCATACAGGCAATAGCAGAAGTTGGCACTGTATTTGTTTGGGACCAGATAGCTCCGGGGCCAGATGGTAACTGGCAAAGTATAGATGATTCTCAAACACCAACATGGGTTGCTGTTGACGATAGTCAAACGCCCGGTTGGTCTACGATTGATGACAGTCAGACTCCCTCGTGGAGTACAATAGATGACAGTCAATCTCCTAATTGGAAGGAAGTTGCATAGCAACCGTGAGGAAATGAAATGGCGACATACGTCAATGATCTCAGACTGAAAGAAATAGCGACGGGTGATGAGGCCGGTACATGGGGAACCAGTACCAATACAAACCTCGAACTTATCGGTGAGGCACTAGGCTATGGCACGCAAGATTGCTTCTCCACCGACGCAGATGCAACCACCACCGTTGCCGATGGAGCCACTGACCCGGCTCGTGCAATGTACTTCAAGGTCACCTCTTCAGCGACACTAACAGCCACTCGCACACTCACTATCGCACCCAACACTATTTCGCGTGTAATGTTTATTGAAAACGCTACAACAGGTTCTCAGTCAATCAACATTAGCCAAGGCTCTGGTGCAAGCGTAACGATTGCAACAGGCAAGACCGCAGTTGTTTATCTGGACGGTGCAGGTTCTGGCGCGGCAGTAGTCGATGCAATGGCGCTAGTCGATCCCGGTATCACCGATACGCTGGCGGAAGTGCTGGTTGCAGGTAACACCTCTGGTGGCACCGGCCTCACCATGTCTTCAGGCGATGACCTGACCCTGACCGGCGCAAGCTACAACGTGGTGTGGGATAGCTCAGACTCTGCGCTTGAGTTTGCCGACAATGCAAAAGCGGTCTTCGGTGCTGGCTCTGACCTACAGATTTATCATGATGGTGGCAATACATTTATAAATGAAGGCGGCACAGGCAGTCTTTACATACAGGCTAGAGACTTATATCTCAGAGATTATGATACGTCCGTTAGTTTTATTAACATGCTTAACAACGGCGCAGTTACTCTACATCACGCAGGTAACGCCAAACTAGCCACCACCTCCACAGGCATCGACGTTACGGGTACTGTGACTGCTGATGGTTTGACTGTAAACACTATTG